TCCTCGGCAACGTAGTCGTATGCTTCTTGTAGTGCATCCATAAGGTGCGGTATCTCTTCAACGCTGAATGTCACCGTATCCAACCGACCGCCTTCCATCTGGTTAATCATAATAACCAACTCAGGATCATCTCCTAACGAGGTAACCCCAACTGAGCTGACGACCATCTCTTGGTTATCTTCTCGTACCGCAGGCTTAGATTTGTGGTGTATGTGTAACTTGTTTCTATTAGCGTGCTTAGTCTTGTGTTCTTCAAAGTCTAGTATCTCAGTCACTCGCAATCTCCATAAGACTTACCTACACCGGACTCACAATCGATTGGCATCCCATCAGCCCAAGCAGGTAACCAGCGCATACACCTCTCGATATACTCTTGCGCTTCTACTACTTCTTCTTCGGGAACGCAGCAAACAACGGAGTCATGCACCGTTAAAACAACGCGGTATCGTTTAGCAATTTTTAGCATCTGCTCCCCGATTATGCAACGCGCAATGGCTTGGCATACGTTCTCTATCACCTTGCCACCATAGATCCGGTTTCGGCCTCGTCTAACTTTATAGGTGTATTCCACACCCCTTTCACCTTGCTCACCGGCCAACTCGTCGTAACGCATGAGTAATCCAGACGGTAGTATGATTGCGTTTCTAGTTGCATCAACCGTAAGTACTTCCCCTAACCCAAACTGTAAGCTGCCACCTCGCGCCATGTTCTCTAACATGTAGCCAGCGTCACGCCATAAAGTCGTTATCTTAAAGTTCGCTTCACGATACACCGAGATAACCCTGCGAGCTTCACTCAGATCCATCTCGAACCCGAAAGATCTTAGCTGTTCTTTAAATCGCACTGCGCCCATGCCATAACCGGCACCAAGGATAGTAGTCTTACCAACAAACCGCTGGTCTTTAGTGATATCTTCTTCCCTGTTGGCCCCGTATATGGACATCGCCATCTTCTTGTAGACATCATCCCCTACATGGAATGCTTCAGTAAGATCTTCTTGCCCTGCCAACCATGCCAATACCCGTGCTTCAATCTGGCTTGAGTCGCAGTCGATCAGTACATAGCCGTCAGGGGCAATCATACTCTTCTTGAGTTTCTTACCGTTTGGCCCTCTACTAGGAAGGTTCTGTAAATTGATCTTGTCCGCCCCACCCCAACGTCCAGTATGTGCTGCATAGTACTTTACAGGGACAGGGAGTAGTCCCCGCTTGGCTATGTCGATGAACCGTTGTGTCCTTGTTTCTTCAAGCGTGCTCTTGTTACCAAGCCTAGCATTGACCAAGGTTTGCACCCGCACATCTTCGTGCTCTAGTAATGCTTTGAACCCTTCATCAGACTTGGCAAAGGCGAAAGTCTCCTTACCCGTAGTAAGGCTGGTCTTCATCGGAGGGACAACCCCCAATATCTCTAGCAACCCAGCAAACTTAGGGTTGCTCATCAAGTCTTTCTTATCTACACCCGCATCTAGTAACAACTTATCCTTAAGTTCTTTAGTGTCTTCTAGGTGTTGTTCCAGTAACCCTAGGTCGAGATCAAGCATAGGCTCGATGAACATACGTAGTGTCAGGTCTATGATCTTAAGTTCTTGTCTGGGAAACTTCTTACCCATGATACCGAAGAGTTTGTAGGTTAACTCGACATCGTTGATGCAGTAGTCGCCGTACTTATCCAGCTCTTCATCAGTAAAATCTAGCCGCCGCTTGCCTTTGGCATCTAAAACTTCGGTACCTTTAGCGCCGATCTGATATCGTTCGGCCAACGCCTTGAGACTGCCCCCAACTTCCACCCCGTGTACAGCACGGCCAATGCACAAAGTGTCAGCCCACACCCGAGGATGAATATCGAATAGCCAAGAAAGTATAGCACCGTCAAACATTGTGTTGTGAGCCAACACCATAGAGTCTTTCCAATCGAAACCATTGAAGTAATCTTTAAGTTGTTCATGAGTCCCACTCGCCCATTCGGTAGCCTCGTCGTTAACTTTAACGGATACGCCGATAACCTCAAAGCGAGGGTCGCGTACGTATTCTTCTGTAGTCATCTTGCTTAGTGAAAAGTCCTGAGAATAGAACGTCTCGAAGTCTATAGTAATAAGATCCATATCATACCCAGTAACAAGTTTATAAGTAGGGGCTTCGCACCCCTTCGGTGTCAGTTATACTCGCATTTTGAGTCTGCTTTAACACACTGGAAAGGTCGGACTATTTTTATTGGTTTGCTATCTCACCACCACAGGCGAAATACCCTGCACCATCCACCCAGTTATCAACATGCTGGGGGTTCTGCTTGATCCTAGCTACCTTTAACAGCGCCATCATCACTGCAACATCAGTAGCAGTTAACGTAACACCGGTATGCAATGACCAGTACCCAGCGATCCGCGAGAAGTTATCCTCTGCATCACCGTGGTCTGCTTGTCTATCCCTCGTGATGTACGATTTGGCGGTACTAAGAATCTTGCTTCGGGTCACTACCTCGACCGGGGCCGGGGGTAGGTCGTTAGTTTCTAGATAACTTGTTTCTACCTCTGCACTTAATCCAGTTGCCGCCACCAACACCGACGTTTTGTGTTCCTGTGGTGCATCTTCTTCCAGCTTCATACCCAATACCGACATTGCCTGAGCTGCCGATTCCCTACGTTCCTGTTCCTCATGCCTCCACTCATCACGTACTTTCACCACCAAACTGTAGGGGCACCTAACAGCTTTTGCTATATCCGATGGACTCCATGCTGGCACAGATTTTAGTAAACTTAATATCTGCTTTTCCCGCCTAGCACGCAACTCGGATTTATCACTCAGTTCTTTACGTAAGTTATATACATAATTAGTTACACACCCAACTTCTTTGGCGATAGCTACATCGCTACGGTGTTGGTCAGCTTCCAATAACTCAAACACCTTCTTTCTCTTCGTTTCTTTCATCGTCCTTCCTTCCTTTTCTAAAATTCCAGCTCTAGCTGGTGTTGGTTTGATGGCGCACCCAGTAAGTGCGTAACATCTTTCATGTTGGCTTCATTGATTAGAAGCGCGATTCCCTCTGTCGAGGCAATATCATCTAGGTTCTTCTGTTGTAGTGGGGTAGGTTTGTTCTTACCCGCCTTACACTCGATCCCGAAGAACCTTCCTTTGTAGCACCCTACGATGTCCGGTACACCACTTCGCCCGTATCCACCCGTTGCTGGGTAGAAGTAATAAGCACCCATCTCTTTAAGTTGTTTGGTAATGACACGTTTAACTTTGGCCTCGGGGGTCATGCGTTCTCCTTGGGAACTGGTATCAAGGTGTTGCAGAATTCAAATTAAAAAGGGTTTTTCTAAATCTGCTGTTGCAGAATTCAAATTAAAAAGGGTTTTTCCAAATCTGCACACTACTAATTTTCTTTTTCGCGTTGTTCTTCAACGATCTCAAGCAACCGCGCTAATGAATCCGCTATGTTATTCAACGCAGTGACTACTTGGTCTGTCTGCTCATCGTTCATTGTGTTTCCTCTATTAGCATATCTATATCTATGGGGGGAAGGTCGTACTCCTTTGCAAGTTCATCTATCTCCCATCGGGCTTTTGCTAGTGCTCGCAGTGCTTGGTGATATGCCGATAGGTTCCACAAATACTTCTCGTCATAGCGCCTCTCGTGGTAGCCTAACCAATCCTCCAGTCGTAGTACTTTCTTTATCAGCATGAGGTATTCATCCCCAGCATATTTCCCGTCAATCCTTCTCCAAAACTTCTTTAGTCTCGGATCTTTGTAGGCTTTACTTGCTGCATGGTCATTCCACTTATTATTAAAAGCATGGGGAGTGAGACGAGGGAAACTTTGATTGGGTTCAGATATGTTTAGTTTATAGGGCGTGGGTTCACTCCCAGTAAGTTGTTTATATCCTAAGCGTGCTTCTGTATCGGAATGAAATTCCCCAGTTGCTGAATGATACGGATCGTCTACCTCACCCTGCATGTAGTCGATTCGATCAGCAAACCAATCTATAAAAGATTCGTCATACACCCTTGTGCCTCCTATTATTGATAAACCCAGAACGTACGTTCGTTGATACGTCTGCCTACACCTTTAACGTCGATGGTAGGTGGGATATAAGAAGTCATCATCAGCAGGGCAACCTTCTCTTGCATCCACTGTGGCAACTCCTCCATCCCACTATACGATCCATCCACCATACTGTCAACACAATACATTCCAATACACTGCACTTTAATAGAGTTTTTCTTACTCTCATCTATTATGACGCGGTATGCTGGATCTCGTTGGGTATCACTGGTTGACATAGAACACCTCGTCATGAACCCGCATCCCTACGCCATCGACGTACTCGTTCATATTAACCATGAGTAGCATAGACAGCTTGCCTCGGATGTCATCTGGTAACGTGTCCTCGGTATAGCGCAGGAAAGACTCTTCAACATCGAAGTTATTGTTAATCTTGTGCATGTTGGCAATCGGCACGGTATCGAACACTTGCTGATCGCCCAGCATATAGGCCCGTACGTATACCATGTCTATCTTCTGTTGGCGGAGGGAATACTCATCGGCTTCGTATAGAAAAGAAGTTACCAAGTCAGAGAACTCGGCATTGATGAACGTATACCCACTGGCAACGATACCGCGCAGCTCTTGCTCTAAGCTGCCGTGCCGAACTAATTCACCCTTGGCTTTGCCTACCTTGTCACGGCCTTCGTAGTCAGAATTCCACACCCTACGCGCCACATCAGGTGCATAGTGCTTCGCAACCGCAATAGGCGTATGGGGACGCAGTGCACCCAGCGCATTGGATAACGCACGCTTGGGGCTAACCGATGTCCACATGTAATGCTGCGTCCTCTCAGAACTGTACTTGTCATTCCTAATTCGAGGGGACTGCACCATTATGGAGTTTGTTGGTTTACCATCTACTGACCAATCACCCCAACCTACCCTACCCAACACGAAGTGATCGGTGGGCAGATACACATGGATCGCACTACCGCTGGCTGTAATCTTGCGGAACTTACATGTGGGTAACTTCTTTGCCA